GTTAAATACGACAAGATTACGCCGTTCTTAATTCAGGCGATTAAAGATCTAAAAGCTGAAATTGATGAACTCAAGGAAATAATAAAAAATGGCACTAATTAAAAGGTATGAACTAGCTAACGGAATTGAAGCAGATGATGCTTATCATGTGATTAGCGAAGTTATCACACATAAAATTCCTACTGATAAACCTGATCCTGGTGGAGTAAGACCGGCTAACGCACCTGCCTGGTCTTGGAAAAAAGGATACTATGGTAGAGTCTGTGTACAGGTATTTTATAACAGAGCTGCAAGAGATGCAGGAAAATTACCAATTGCACACATTGGAGTTAATCCTACAGATATACCTGCAGATATGCGAGTTGAAACAAAAACAGACACCAATTTATGGATGACTATTGACATGGAGTCTACAAAAACAGTTGTAGAACAAGCCTACGATTTCTTAAAAACTATAAGTTACTATAGTGATGCAATAGAGGATTAATCATGGCAGTTACATACACATGGCAAATTACTTCTCTTAGAACTAGAACTGAAGGTGAAAATCTTAATGCAGTGGTACAAACTTATTGGAAGAAAACGGGCACTGACGAAAACGGTAACTCTGGCACGTTTGATGGTGCTACTCCATTTTCTGCAGCCAGTGTACCGGCAGGAGAGTTTATTGCTTTTGAAGATCTAACTGAAGAAACTGTGTTAAATTGGATTAAATCAGTAGTAGTAGGCGATTACGAACAGCATGTTAATGCGAGAATACAAGATAAAATAAACAGTTCTGCAATTTCTCAACCAGAATTGCCGTGGGCACCGGGTAAGGGAACAGCATCTATTGCTGAACCAGGAGCAGCATCTGTTGCTGACCCGTCTTTACGACCCTAAACTCAGAAAATACCAATAGATTATATTGGTATATAAATAATATACCTTAACGGAGCTTTTATGAACAAGATTAATTTAACTTTAGATATGAACGAACTAAACACCATCATGGCGGGTTTAGGCAAACTACCTTACGAACAATGCTTTGCTGTTGTTGACTCATTACGTCAACAAGTTGCACCACAACTTCAAGAACAGCAAGCCGCTGGCGGCCAAGGTGCAATGGGACCTGGTAAAGAATAAATACTAGTTTAGTATAGCGGAGAAAACAATGGCAACAACTTACACCTGGGATATCGAGAACGTAGATTTAATAAGTTCTCACAACGGAAATGAAAACGTGGTATTTCGTGTCACATGGAAATGCACAGCAGATGACGGCGAAGGAAATTCTAAGTACCAGGTAGGAATTGTAGAACTTAACCCTAATGTAGACTCCGAAACATTTGTTTCAATTGACAATGTAACTAAACAAAATATTATTGATTGGGTCAAAAATACTGTTGCAGTTTCTGTAATTGAAAGAGACTTACTGCCTAACGTTACTACTATTACTTTTGCAGGAACAGATACTACAACAAGTACTACGGTAGCTGAAGCATTGGCTAGCACAATTGCAAAACGAGCAGCAACTCCTGATCCAAATAATCCATGATAGGCGAGTGGGCTTATATTAAAAGTTATTTTACGCCCGAACAATGTGACAGAATAATTCAAGAGGCCTTAATTTTGCCCGAACAAGAAGCAAAATTAGGGCCTTCTAGTGATAGAGTTAATAACGAATGGCGTAGAAGCTCAATTCGCGGTATAGTAAGAAATTCTACATGGTCGTACTTGTTTACAGAACTAGACAAAGTAGTTGATCAAATTAATAACGAGTGGTTTCAAGTAGATTATAAATTCTTACCTGCAATACAATTTGCTACTTACACTGGTAAAGAACAGAGTTTTTATAAACGGCATCAGGATGTATTTTTAGCACCGTTACCTACTCAAAGAAAGCTGAGTGTAACTGTACAACTTAGTGATCCTGATACATACGAAGGCGGAGATTTAAAGTTTTTAGATGTTGGACACTATCCTAACTCGGAAAATCTTCGTGCTAGGGGAACAGTTTGTGTATTTCCCAGTATTATTTTTCACGAAGTTACTCCGTTAATTAGCGGTGTAAGACACAGTTTAGCAGGTTGGTACGAAGGACCGCATTGGAGATAAATATTATCATGATTACATATACTTGGGAATTTCCTAGATTCGCTGCACACCCTACATTGAACGGCCTAACAAATGTCGTGTACAATGTAGAGTTTATATTGTCTGCAACAGACGGAGAAGGGCACGGATCTCAAGTGTTTGGTTCAGTTGGACTTCCGGAACCTGATCCAGAAACATATAAGCCGTTTAATCTATTAACTCAAGATGCTGTGCAGGTCTGGGTTGAAACTGCAATGGGCGAAGAAGTCCTTGCAGATTATAAACTAAATTTAGAAAATCAAATTGAGCAACAAAAGGCACCTGCTGTTGTCACTCTAAACAAACCTTGGTAATCAGCTAACTATTTCAATTAGCAATTCTATTTTAGTTTTGTTAGTTCGATTGGATAGACTTCTCTTAACACCTTGATGCAATGGCTTTGGCCACTGATTTAAACTGCACCATGCGTATCCTACATGTTCGTTATTGAGTACTGGAATAAACTCTTTATCAACTATTAACATGTATGTGTTAAAATAAAATCGTTGATCTTCACTAGTAAACAATTCTAATGGAACTACTTTCTTTATTTTAGGCAGGGAGCCAACTTCTTCTGTAATTTCTCTTTCTAACGCAGCATACGGAGTAGCATCAGCAGGTTCTTTTTTGCCGCCAACAATACCCCACGTACCCGCAGTTTTGCCTTGATTTCTTAATAAAAACAAAAATCTTTTTGTATCTTTAGCAAAGAATAAACCTCCACTGCATACAATGTCTTCACGTATCATAAAATTAAACGCCATTCACTAGGATAATACATACCGTCTACACTCTTAGACCACTGGTCACCGTCCCACTTGTATTGTATTCCTGTATATGAATTAGTTATATACGTTGCTTCAGTTGTATCAGCTGAACTGAAAATTATATTCCATTGCACCCCGTCCCATTGAATAATATCATTTGCAGATGCAGCGAATCCGCTATCGTCGCTATTGACCCATGCACTAGGTCCGTCTTCTTCTGTTGAAGTAATATCTTCTAATATCAAATAACGTGCATCAACACTAGGCGTACCTGGATTGAATGTTTTTGGATTCACAATAGCATTGACTGTGCCCCTACTTACAGTATTTGTAAGATCAGAAATTGCAGTGTTTAACAAAGTTTCTCCATCAAACTGAATGTTTAAAACATCCATGTCTGCTTCGTCAAACGGATTAATACTTAGGTATCCTATAATTTTTCCACCGTCGAGTTTTGTAAGCTCAATGTGACTTAGTCCTGTTCTAAATTTACCAGGATACAGATCTAATAATGCCTTCCAGTTAATTTTAGTACCAGCTTTAATTGGAATTTGTTCTAAGTCATTTACTAACAAGTTTTCAGATGCTGCCATTAATTTAGCAGTGTTATTTGTTAACAAGATTGAGAAGTTGCCCGGAGTTATTGTGACTCTAGATACCGGATTAGAGAAACTAAATTCAGGCCCCATTGCACTTGTGCCCTGTTCTTCTGCAAAAATGTTGGCAATAATTTTAGTAATGATACCTAGCTTTTTAACCTTAGCAGGAGGACTTAACCATATAGGAGTTAAGAAATTCATACTGGCAATGTCAATATCATTCTCAGTGCCTTGTGGAATAGTTCTGCTAGACCAATTCATTCCAGTAAGCTCTACATAGCTAAGACTAGTCCAGTCAATGTAGTTGCTGGTAGTTTGTATTTCCATTGCAGGACGAAACAACACTAGAATTTGTTCTAGAATTTGTAACTTCTGTTCAGTATTGGTGCTCCATACATCTGCAACAAACTGCAAATTAAACGGTGTTGGCATTAATCGTTCAACTGTATAATTTTCACCTTGCACATTTGCATAGTCTTCGATAGTTTGACCGTAAGTAGGACTATTTGGATTCTCATCGACGTAGCCAAACTGCCTTTCTCTAATATGCATTTTGCCCACAAAGCTAGGATCTTGAAGTCTATCACGGGCTATGTCTAGGCTTTTAATGTAGCAGGCAATGAAAGGTGCAGAGTTAAGCACGTTCTCACTGTTCTTTTTCAATGTGCTAGCTACTTGCCTAGACATATCACCATACCTAACAGGAATTTGAATCACATTTCCGCGACCATCTTTGTAAGTAAAATTACTCATTAGTCGCATAAATTGTGTCAAGTAACGGCGTATTTGGCCGTCGTAAAAATGTTCCATTAATTATATCCTCTAGATTTGTTGAGCTCTTTGCATTCAGGGCACTCGCAGTCTGGGCAGTATTCGCATTCGGTACAACTGTGATCACAGTGTGCGGGACATCCGCATTTGCATTTAGATGTAAATCTTTTGTAATTTTGATAATCGTCCATATATACCTCTATCATAAATCTGCTTCAGGCCCCTGTCTCTTCTTTAAT